CTAATGCATCATTCATAATACTTTGAATGTCATTGCCTAGTCTTGCAAAAACTGAATCAGGGTCTATTGGTCTAGCATTACCGCCTACCACTGCTTCAGTTTCAATGCCTGCTAGTTTTGCCAAACGCTGTTCATAGTTTGCATATGGACTTGCATCTTTTACTCTGATATCTTGTGGATGATTAGTACCATTTAGTCCATCAGTGCCTGCATTAGTTGTAACTGCTTCAACACCTTGGTATGCTTCATCTGGTGAATTGTCATAACGCATGTCTGCTTCGCCGTCTCTATCTAGATCAAAGTCTACACCTTTATCTGTTTTAGTTACAACTGCATTATCATCACAACCACAATCAGAAGCGTTACCGTTAATGTTATCATCTGGTTTCATCATTGGAACATTATCTGCATCTGGCATCATATCTGGTGTAACAGTTTGCATGCCTGCAAGTTTCATAAGTTGTGCAATAACTGGTAAGTCTTCTGGTGAGTCAGCACTAATAGTGATTGACTCTTTAACTTCTTCTTTTTTAAGATCGTCTTTGCCTTTACCGTCGATAGCATAATCTGGAACCATCTTACCTGTCTTTGGATCCTTTACCATCTTCTTTTTTGCCTCTTCGACCGGAGGGTTCATTTTTTCTGTATTTTCTAATGCGTCAGTATGTACATTAGGATTAGTTTCATCTAATTCTCTTAAACGTTGTAGTACGTCAATCATTTCACGTGATGCCATTATGCGTCTCCTTGATGACGTTCTTTTTGTTCTTTTGCCAACTGTTGTAAAAACGTCTCTTTACCTTTTTCAGTTGTTACTAATTCATCTTTATCTACAGTAGGAGCATCTTTGTATTCACCGTCCATAAGTTTGTCTTCATATGGTTTATCATCATCTTTTTCTGCTTGATATTCTTCTGTAGGCTCTCCTGGTTTACGCACTTTAATATAATCTTGTTGCATATTAAGTACATCAGATAGATAGTTTCTTAATTCGTATTGTGTAGTTGGATAGTTAAGTGTAGTTTCATATACAGTAACTTCTGTATTAGTCATTTCAGGAAAATCTAATGGTACACTTTGAATTGGTGTTTTCTTACCTGCAGATAAGTTAGCAACTTCAAATTTCTTTAATGCTACTTCTAAACTATCTTCAAAACTTTCTTCTAAGTCGCCAGCAACTTTAATAACAAAGTCATACTGTTTTGCGGCTTCTGCTAGGTATCTTTTAAATGCGCCTGCCATTGTATTCTCCTTTAACTACGTTTATTTATCTTGATCTTTGTTTAATATCTTCTCTAAAATGGAATTGCGATCCATTACAACATAGCCTTCAGCATCAACAGTATCGGTGTTTTCACCCTGTTTTTGATCTAAATTCTGCTTTTTAAGTTGTAATTCAACCATTTTAAGTTTTTTATCTAGTTTTTGACTTTTAGCATCAATAGCGTTTTTAAGCATATTACTTGCTGTTTCAAAAACTCTGCCAGCATATCGTGATTCTACGTTCATGCCCAAATCCATTAGATCTTCATAACTTTGTTTTGCTTTTTCTGCTAGATCGTCAAGTTCTTTATCGGCTAATTCTCCTAGTCCTTTTACCATAGGTAGAGCGGCGGATATTTTATCAAATTCCGCAATTGATCGCTCAAGGTTGACTGTTTCCTTTTTAACCTCTTCTGGGGCTTTTGGTGTTTCAACCTGCTCCATGGTTTCTTTTACTTCTGGTAGATCTAGTAGTTCTTCTAATTTCTTTGTCATAATAATACTTATCTTCTTTTGCCTTGATGGAATAAATCTTTTTCAGTTACAACTCTAAACTGAATACCATGCTGTTTACAGTATGCGGCCGCGGCTTCCCACTTTGCTTTATTTTTAATATAGTTGGCTTGATTGTAAGCACTCTTGCCAACTTGCTCTTTTACTGTGTGATTTTCTGGTTTAATTTCGATAATTTCTGCTCGTGTTTTTCCGCTCTTATTTGCATATACAATAAAAAAGTCTGGAACATATATTGTGTACTTACCATCTAGTGGATTTCTGTAAGGTATTTTGATACTTTCACTTGCCCATTTTGCAATAGCAGGATGATCATCACACATTTTCATAAAATGCCATTCCCAACTACTACGGTACATAGGAGTTTTTGTTCCTATATATTTTTCTGGATTTTTTACTTCATACTTGCCGCGGGCAAAGTTTCCTAAACGTGCCATTACGCAATGATGTTCCTCTTAGCCGGATTGTTGTCTTCAACATCTTTTTTAGTACCAAGTGCAGAAACATTTATTCTGTTAATATTTAAAATTTCTCCAAGTACATTATCAATTTGATTTTGATCAAGTTTTTGAATTTGAGATAGTAAATCAAATGGATTAGTGTCTTCTAGTTTACACTGTTTTAAAAATATAAACGCAGTACTTCTTGCGGCTTGTTCTTCCATTCCTCTTTTTTTAAAGAATGCTACAGCCGCATCGCTTTCGCTTGCTTTAAATTGCAATTCTAATTTGTTGTAAGAATCAAAAAATAAAACAGTATCTTCGGCGCTGTCTCTTTTTTTAATTTGTACATCTAATGGTAAATTTGAATATGTTTCTTTCATGTTAATCCTAATTAGTTACTGGTGTTGTTTGTACTGGTTCACCTTCAGTTAATGTGCGTGTTCCTGATGTTTTATTAGTTCCAACAACTGCACTTTCGATTTGTCCAGTAAGGTTATTATTGTATCTTATAACAGTTCCATCGTTGAATTGTCCATTGTTGACTGCTGTACTAGCATCGTTAAGACTATCAAATGTTTGTATACTTTCAACTTGTCCTGTAGTTGGATCCCACACTGACGTTGGTTGTGTGTCAACTTGAGTAGCAAGTGTTTGATTAGCCTTGTTTAGGCCTTGTATTCTTACTGTTTGTTCTACAGTATTAAGAGTAGCACCAACAGCAACATTTGTTATTTCGTTTTTAATTCCATCTTTAGTTAATTTTTTTGCATTGTCATATGTGTTTTTGGCTTTTATTGCAGTTCCGATCAAAGCAAGTGGATTACTTGTTACATTCGGATCCATTAGGTCGCCAAACACATCTAATCCGCCAGCAATAACTCCATTTTGTCCAAATAGCGAAGCACTTCCTCCGCCCATAATACTTAGTGGACTTGGTGTGTTATCGTAATGTAATAAAGCAAACCCATCTGGACTGTTTTTTGTAACTCTACCTTGTGCATATTTTATTCCTTCGTAAATAATAGTCATTTGATTTTCTGCTGGATTACTGCTTGAACTATTAAGTTGTGGCCCTTGCCAACTAGTAATAATTGGATTTATAAGTGTATATTCATAAAACCTATGCTGTGTTAATTGATAGATAGAAATTTTATTAAAGAAATGACCTGTTTGATAATCATTAAGTCCAAAACTATACTTGTCACTTATTGTTGGACTTTTTGTACTTTTAGGCTGACCTTTTGATGCCTGGCGTTGATTTTGACCGCGGCTATCACCTTTTCCGTTATAAACTGGTTGTCTTGCTAAATCATCTGGATAATTAGAATCTGCATAATAAGTTTTAAAATATTGTTGCCACATTCCACTAATCAAGTTAGTATTATCATCGTGGAAAGTAATATTAACGGGAGTATATTGTACTTGTGTTTGTATGTTTGTTTTTTTACCGTATTGATTTTTTGTTTCGGTGTTAATCTGTACACCTGGCACGTTACATGCCTTTACTAGCATTCCTGTTTCTATCCTAGGTTCAAGTTTTGACCAACCAATATTACCGCCGGGCGATCTTGCCGCGTCTTGATTTATATCAAAAAATACATGATATAAAAACTCTACCTTAGGTGCTAGTGCATTAAAATTATCTGTGAATAATCTAGCGGCATGCTGATAATCACGCATGTCACCTTCACTGCCAAATACACCACCTACAACTTGTCCAAGAAACTTATTTAATTTTGCCATACTAATATTTAGTCATAAAAAAAGGCCGAAATTTTCACTCCGGCCCTTTGATATTTTATGTAATATTCTTTAGCCTGTTGCTAAAGTTCTAATCGTTCTACCAATTGCACTACCAATACCGTTTGGCTGACCAGCACCATTAGTTTGGATTGCATTATCGTATTGAATTGACATTGTAATGTCAACTGGATTAGAATCTGAATATGTTAACTGATTGTAGTTAATGTCTTGTACAAAACAACCAACTAGTTCAAATGTTTCAAGTACACTAGGTGTGTTAGCACCGTTACCACCGTCTAAGATTTCAATTCTAGTTTTGAATTTATAATCTACGCCGGAAGCCGCACTTGATTGTTCGAAGAAGTCGAACTGTTTCTGTAACTGTTGACCTGCACTCTTACTCACAGCATTGTTTACATCATCACGTAGTGTGATTGTAATTGGTTGCCATGTGTGTTTACCAGCATAGTAAACTTTTGAGTTGTAAACATCAATTGCAATTGATTCGAAGTTTACATTTGGTCTTGTAACATCAATTACTTGTTTTGTTAGTTCAATGTTAGGAGCACCTGCACCAAAATTCTCTAGAGAAACTCTAAAGCGATATTTTAGTTTTGGCATTAACAAGCCTTGCGAACTTGCTGATTGGTCACTCGCCAACGGAACTGTAAATTTGCTTAAACTTGAAATAGCCATTTTATTTTGCTCCTTGTATAGTTTTATTTATCACCATTATTGATTGCCTAAAGTTGCAATTTCACCGGTGTTCTTTAAGCGTAATGGAATGTAAATGAATTCCACACTCTTAACTGGTTCAATTGCTACATCTACGTATAACTCGTTGCGATCAATACGTGCCGCTGTGTTGTTTGTTTCGTCACACACAACTAGGAAGTCATACAATGCTCTTTGACCTACAAGTTCAAGTAACAAACTTTCAGTTGCTTGTTTGATTTCATCACGTGTAATCTTATCGTTTGGCTCAAACATGAACGGTTTAGCAAGTAGTGTCATTTGACGTCTTAAGTAAGCAACTAGTCTTGCTACGTTAATTCTATCTAATGAACTTGCATTTCTTGCTCTAGTATATTGACCAAAGTTAACTAAACCACTACCTGTAATAAATGTTAGTGGGTTAATTTTAACTCCTGCCATTGTTTCACGTACACCGTCATTCAATGCTACTGCATTAAATTCACCTTCGTTGTCAATGTAACCAACACTTGAAGCATTACTAATACCGCCACGTCTTGTACCTGCTGGTGCAAACCATGGAAACGATACTGCATCACTTACTGCAATAGTGCGTAGCATCATGTGACTTGGTGGAACAACAATATTATTACCACTTACATCGGTTGTAAATCCTGATGGATAAAACATTGCCATGTACTCGTCGTAACTTACTGCGCCGTCTTCGCCGTCTGTTGAAGCACCTGCTGTGTTATTACCCCAGTTCTGCAATGATGTTGCAGTTGGTGTAAGTCTAAACGGAGTATCAGCAACAACAAATCCTGTTAATCCTCTATCTACGTTAAGACTAATTAGGTTAGTTGTAAGTTCTGGATAACCAGGAGCACTTAACAAAGTAAAGTTACGTGTTTCTTCATCACGCAATAAATCATTTGAATCAACTGCACTCTTAAGTGCCGCTACAGTAGTTTGACGTTGTGCATGTCTACCAAATAATCCTGAACCGTCTGCTTTAACTGTGTTCCAGCCAATCCAACGATCAACTTTGTATGAACTCATTGCTTCATCACCGAAACGTATGTTTTTACCACTGTTTGCAGTAATGTCAATATGTCCTTTTACAAATTTCTTAACGTTAAATCCTGAACGTCTTGTGTTCCATAACAACATACCTCTTGGGTATAAGTCTGGATCTGGAGCATCTGGATCAACATAGTTTGTGCTTAATAAATCTTTAATAGCACCTGCTGTGTCTCCTGTTGCACCTGACACACCATAACGTGCATCAGCAAACAGAATACCTTCTTCTGTTGTTTGATCAGTAACATCAATTGCTACCCATTCAGTTGCTGAATTATCCCAACGATAAATTTTAGCACCATATTGATCAATATCAGCAGTTGAAACCCAAATATCGCCTTCAACTAAGTCTGTACCATCTGACTGACCGCCTGTTTTTTCAGGAGCAGTTGCTGATACAATTGGACCGTTTGGATCTGTTGCGCCTGCAAATGGACCATAATTTAAGTAGCCAACCCACTTAGTACCATCATGTACCATTAGGTCAACTTCATCTAGTGTAGTGTTGTACCATAATGTACCATCTGCTGGAGTTGCTGTTGGAGCATTGTTACTTGCTTCATAAACAAGTGGCTTCCAGTTTGAAATTACAAAATTGTGATCTTCATCTGTACTTGCTGTGTAATAGTTTTGTGTTCCTGTTTCAACGCCTGCCACTGATCTTGACCAGCCACTAAATCCAGCAGTTGCTAAAATTCCGTTAGCATCTGTAATTTTAATTTCGCCGCCTAGTGTGTGACTAACGCTCAAATAACCATTTGATACAGTAGCAGTAATATTTGTAAATCCTGCCGCACTAATTGCACTTGCAATATCTTCAACAGTTGTACCATTTACTGTTACTGTTTTTGCTGTAGAATAAACGTTGCTACTAGCAACAGTTTCAGCAATTGACATAGTGTTATATCCTGGATTTGCTGTAACAGTTGGATTAGCGCCTGCTTCTGTACCTGTAACAGTTGTTGGAGAACTTGTAACTCTTCTGTATAATTTAAAGTTAATAAAGTTTTCTACACCTGTTGTACTATCGTTAACATTGTTTCTGCCTGTGTAGTTTGCTCTTGCAAAAACTGTACCTGCAGGAATAAGTGTACCACCAGTTGAATCAATTGTGTTAACTGCTTCTTCTGTTGTACCGTAAATTGGTGTGCTTACTGTAGACCAAACACCTAAGTTGTCATTCCATACTTGAACTTTTAAGTTTGCACCTAAGTTTGGTGAAGTAGTTTTTAACCATACACTTCCGCTTGGTTTAATACCGCTTCTTGAAGTTCCTGCTACTGTAACAGTATCAGTTGACTTCCAAGTTGGAACACTTGAGTGTTTAGAAATTTGTGTAGCAACACCTGAATAATAAGTTGCTGTAATTCCTACGTCTGCTTTAATCGAACCACCTGCTAGGTCTTCAATAATAATAGCACCATCATCTGTAGTACCATCAGAACTTGAAGTTCCGTCACTGTAGATTTCTAAAATGCTTGTGCTTGTAACTTTTGCACCAACACCTTGGATTGCCGCACCATTAATTGCTTGTGCAAGTGCCGCTACAGTTGTACCTGATAGTGTTACACTTGTTCCGTTAATATTAATTGCTTGTCCGTTACCTAATGTAGGACCAGAAACTGTACCTTGGATAACTGGCCAACTAGATGCCCAACTGTCTGAAGTAAAAGTTGAATCACTTCCAGTTGCCGCCGCTATATTTGAACTTGTTGTTGACCCAATTTTAACCCAAACATTATCTGCATTTTTGTAATAAACATCGTTTGATGTTCTTGCAGTAACAACAGCGTAATCACCTTTTGCACCTACGCTTGGTTTTGGATCTCCTGAAGAAATATCGCCAACAAGTTGTGTAACAGAATTAAGAACTAAAGGAACTTTGTTAGTGAATTTTTGTGTTGATCTATTCCATTCAAATATACCATATAATGAATCGTTTGT